ATGACTTCAAAACCTATGAAGAAAAAAAAGAAAAAGAAAAAAACCAAAATGAGAAAGAGAAAATAAATGGTTTTAGTAAAATCTATAAAGAAGTTTACTAAGGACTTAACACCCCGACAACGCAAGACCATGAACCGCCACGCTAGACATCATTCATTGAAACATATGAAAGAAATGTCTAAAGACCTAGCGTCTGGAAATTTTACTTTTGCTCAAGCACATAACAGAGCAATGCGGAAAGTCGGAAAATGAATGGGTTTACCACCACAGCTACTATTTCTGAACTCATAGACAAAAGACCCATAGGACGTAAGCGGAAACGTAAAAGAAATAACAAAATGCCCTTCAAAGGCAATTTAAAGGCTGTACAACGCCTGTTGCGTGTAAAAAGGGTAAAGTAACGCAGAAATAGTTAAGACCGCACAGGGACGTTTATTTCGATTATCTCTTTTATCTGGTCTAAACATTCAGTAACCCCACCCTTGACTATAAAATGAGGTGTACCCATAGCTTTTGATTGCACCGCCCAAAGCTTTTGAGCATCTGACAACCTGCCTTTTTCATTCTTCAACTCAATATACAGCACACGGCCTTCTGGATATTCTACAATGATATCTGGACAACCAGACTTTAATCCCATCTTTTTCATCTTTAGATGATAGCCTATAGACTTTTGACCTTCATTTGGAACATGAAAGTGTCTAAAATGGTAGTATTTACACAAATAATTAAGGTAGTCGTTGCATGATATTTGTATGTCTGATTCTTTCGTCATGGGGGTAAAAATTTAAGGTTTAATGAGATTGCACCCATTTAGTTTATAAAATTTACCCCCAAAGCTATACAAAACGAATTGGAGTTCATTTGTATATTCCGCGTATTGAAGGAATATAAGAAAGATAGCAAAAAAAACACAACAAAACAAGACTTTAAAAAAAAGGTGGAAAAAATAGTTCTTGACAAAACCTAGAAAATATGTTAGGTTTAATTATAAACAAAAACAATATTGGAGTTCAAAATGAGTAAAATAAGGAAATGGAAAATATCATGGTTTGTGGAAAATGCCAAAACTAAGGAGGTTTTGGAATCTGTAAATTGTAATGATTACATTGATAGACAAACTGAAAAGTATGAGGTTCTGGATAAAATACGAACAAAGCATAAATTACAAGATGACAAATTCGTTTTTATATCTGAAGTAAAATAATTAAATACACACCTAAACTTAGGGGGATTCATTCCCCCTTTTTTTTTGCAAACTTTTTTGTTGACATTTAATAACCTAGCTATTATTCTAGGTTTATTAATAATAATAATTGGAGTTCAAAATGTTTTACAATGAAAAAACAAAAAAACCATATTCTGGTAAAAATATTGAAATACTTGAAGCTACTGGCTTAAAAGGTGGTTTTATGACTTTCAATCAAGCAGTAGAGCTTGGTTATAAAATACCAAAAGGCACTAAAGCTATTGCTAAAATAATTAGACCGATGGAAGAATTTAAAGAGCAACCAGACGGTTCCTCAAAAGTCCATATGTCTGGTAGAAAGTTTCCAGTATTTCACAAATCACAACTTGAACAGAAGAGCGCTTAACGGCGCTCTTTTGCTAATTAATAATAATAAAAGAAAGATAATAATATGAGAAAATCAATTAAAAATCGTTTGAACAATATCGAATTTATCAAAAACACAGCTTACCTATCAGACGAGTGGGCAAAGAGAGAATTTTTCTTAGACAAAAGTGATAGAGGTTGGTGTATAATCGACAATTTTGATAGTGAAATAATATCACTAGATGAAGAAACTAAATACTCAAGCACTCTTGAGATACTTAACAACCGCCTTAACAAAATGAAAAGAAACAAGGTTGTGGACTTTGACCAGAGGGATAAATTCATGAAATCACCCTCACAAAACTATCCTTTCTCTGACCAATGTGGGGGGTACTAATATGAAAATCAGATTACACAAAATCAGAAAAGCACTCAGCTATACATGGGAGTACTCAGAGGGTACTCAAGTGAAATTAGAAGATAAAAAAATAGTAAGCCTTATCCTAAGAGGATTCACAGACGAGCAAATAGTAAATATAGGGCATGAAATTTGGATGTATTGGGATAATCGTAGATATTGGAAAGCTAAAAAAGAACTAGGCTTATCTACATTAGATTTTTACGTGCCGTGGAGGGTTTAGAATGAATTACGCTGATTTAACAAGGATGGTTATATCTTATGAGCCTAAGTATTCAAGGGGTGATGATGATTTGTATGACCCACTTCCAAAGGGTGCATTTTTTTCTCATGTTCATTGGAAACATAGAACAATAAACAGAAGAACGAATGAAATTAGTGATGACGATTATGGGTATGGTGATTTGTATTTTTACAAAACTCAAAACACAAACTGGCGATATGAATTTCGTTTTAAATATGATGATGGAGAAACGAACTTTCGTTCTGGTGCAGTTGACAGTAACGTAAACTGTTATTGGCTTATGACTTGGTTTATGGAACACTTAAATGGGATGGAAAAATGATAGAACAACCAACAAAAATAGGGAACTCAACGCTTTATAACGTAAGAGTCCTAAATATGTCAGTAGCCAAACATTATGGTTTAGTAAAAGAATATTGTGAGATTGTTTCAACAGCTAGGGAAACCAACACAGAAGATTTAGAGAAGAATGGGGTGCAAGCAGAACTTACCCTCTACTTCTCAGTTAAAAAACATCTAGACCAGTTGGTTTTACAGAAACTAATGAAAAATAAAATACAAAAGTTTGGAGCAAGTAACAGATGAAAAAATTATTAGAAATTGTTTTTGATAGTGCATTTTTAATTATGCTTTTTGGATTTGGTTATTTCTTTTTAGTCGCTTTTACATAGACATAACCCAAAAACTAATATAGGTTTTAAATTGAATTGGAGTTCGCATGAAAAAATCAAAACTAATTTTCACTTTATTGTCAGCCGTTGTTATTGGTGGTTGTTCTACCATGCCAATAGTTGATAGTAGGGGAAAATCATCGGCAAATATCAAAGGCGATATGAACCGATTTCACGATGATTATTATACCTGTAAAAGCTTAGTACAAGACCAGACAAGTTACGTTTGGGATAAGAGCAAAGCAGTCTATAATGGTTTAAGGTGGAGAGTGCTATGGCTTTCACCTAAAGCAAATACCAGAAAGGATTTTGTGAATAGGTGTTTAGAGGGTCGTGGCTATAATGTAATAAACAAATAATAATAGGAGATATTATGCAAGGAATAATAGATAAAATATTTGATAATACGAAAGATGGAGTACCTAATTACTCTATTGATTTGATTGATGGAAAAAGGCTTTACGCAAGAGGTTCATTTTTGAATCCTTTGCCACAAAAAGGGGATACCATAAACTGTGATGTAGTAAATAACAAAACGTCAGCTAATGGCAATCCTTATACGAATGTAGAAAATGTAGTGGTAGTAAATCCAAATGACCAACAGGCATCCTATCAACAACCGCAATATGCACCACAACCGCCACAACCGATGCCACAGGCTAATAATACCTTTACACCTAAACAGCCTACTGGTGGCATGAATAAAAGCGATTTACAGCGTCTAGATATATTCGTGACTGGTGTTGTAGGTCGTTCTATGGGTTCTGGTCATTTCTCAGTAAACGATATTGAGGAACTTACTAAAAACGCTGTAAGGGCATTTGATGAAAACCTTAAAAAATTATAAGAAGCTTTTCAGCGACTTTTGGGGGTATCACGAAAACGATATCCCCCTTTGTTGGAATTGTAACAAAGAGGTAGCGGTGGACATACATCATTTGATTCAGAAGGGCATGGGTGGAGTCAAAAACAACAGGCTGAACCGCATAGACAATCTTTATGCCTTATGTCGCAAGTGTCATACGCTTGGTCATTCAGATAAGGAACTAAATGAGCAGTGGAAAGAAGACCTGCTTGAAAGAATAAAATGGAAGGAAAATAATCCCCATGATTGGTGAAAAATTATGCAAAGAGGTAGTAAGTATTGTTGAAAGTCGTGGCTTAGATTATGGCGATATAAAAACAAACCATGAAGAAATTGCAAAAGGGTGGTCAATCATTTTAGGAATAGAGGTAAAACCGCATCAAGTAGCGTTGTGTAACGACTGGCAAAAGACAGTAAGACTAAAGGCTAACCCCAAGCATCACGATTCATACAAAGACAAAATGGGGTATATGATAACCTATGCGGAGTGCATCAAATGACCGATATTTATTCATTACAATTTAACCCCCAGAAGATATCTCACAAACAGGAAGAATTAGGGATGATATTTGCTGACTTAGACACAGCTTGTGAACTAATGAAAAAAGAAGAAAAGATGATAATAGCGGAGTTAACGCTTCAATTTTCCAGACAAAAAATGTATAAGAATATGAAAGAGTTAGATGGTTTAATTTATAACCATGACAAGTTTAGGGATTTCGCTAATAGATATAGTGAAACCTTAAAAAAAAGGAACAGAGCCAAGATAAGGTTTGAGTCCTTTAAAGCGTTTAGAGATGACCTTCGGACGAAGGTAGTTAATGAACGAGAATTAGCGAAACATAATTTATAGAAAGGAATTATTATGCTAAAAAAATCACAAAAGGAAAATATCTTAGAATACCTTCAAATAGGTAACAAAATAACCCCACTTGAAGCCTTGTATCAGTTTGGTTCTTTTAGATTAAGTGCCATCATCTTTGAATTAAGGCAAGAGGGGTTCAATATCATTACGCACAATAAAACAGTCGATGGCAAAACCTTTGCTGAGTACGAACTTATAAAGGAGAAAAGCAATGGTTGATTACGATAATTCAAAAACTTTTCTTGAGTTTGAATTGCAAAGAAAAATTGATAAGCAAAAAGAACGAGGGTTATCTAAACATTCAAGTGATATTAGGGTTATGGACAACCTTATGGATGCTCTGCATGAGTATGTAACAAGGTTTGG